ATCATGCCGGTGCGGATGACCGTGAAGCCCTTCGCGTTGTACAGGGTTACGGAATGCTATCAGCAGGTCAATATGAGTTTCTGCCATGCTTTCTGCATGTCCTTGAGGACGCTCAGATCGGGCTTCAAATAATATCTGGCCGTGGTTTGGATGTCGGAGTGTCCGAGCTGTCGTGCGACCACGCTGATGTCGGTTCCGGCCTTGATCGCCAACGTGCCGAACGTGTGGCGCAGGTTGCGTGGAGGCACGCAGGGCAGTTTCATGCGCTTGCACCAACTGCGGTAGTGGTTTGCCACTTGGTTCGCGTTCAGGTTGCCGACCAGTCGGCCGGTCTTCGTGCCGTGGCGTAGTTCCGCCAATCGTTTGACCGCGAACCGTGGCAATGCGACGGTTCGTCGGCTCAGATCGGTCTTCGGTTCGGTGACGGTCTCATGGCCCGCCACCCACTGCACCGACCTTTTCACGGTGACGGTGCCGCGACGCAGATCCAAGTCGGTCCATTCCAAGCCGACCGACTCGCAGCGGCGCAATCCGGCGCATACGGACACCAATAGCCACGCTTCCAATGGATGCCCGTAGAAGCCTTTCAACAGGCGTCGGACTTCCGACGCTGACAGTACTTGCGGCTCATAGTGTCGTAGGTGCGGCAGGCGTATCTCGCGTCTGGTCACGTCATTGTCGGTCACACCTTGACGGTACGCGAGTCGCAGTATCGCGCGGAACACCGCGTAGGCCTTGCGTGCCGCTCCCGGTTTGTCGAAGGAGTCCAACCATGATTCGATGTCCGCCACGCTGATCGCGTCCATGTCCCTTCCGCTCCATTGCGGGAGGATATGGCAATTCAGGGCGCTTTCGTAGCCTACTTTGGTGCATTCGCGGAGTTTCGCACATGAGGGTTTCCAAACGGTGGTTACGAATGTGTCGAAAAGCATTGGTTCCTTTCCAATTCTGTTGAATAATCCCACACATCGTCGTGTTGCTGTTGAACGGGCGTGTGTGTGGGTTTTCCCATTGTTCCATATCCCTGTTTTTTAGGAGGATATTTTGACTCAGATCAAATTCGATTTCGGACATCCAAGCGCGGATGGCATAGCGGACTTGGCTGGCGAGAAGATTCATGTGGTTCCGACCGAACGGTTCAGGAACGGCAGTCGTATCGTCGTACGCGACTCGTTCGAGGTGCGTTTGGACGAGCATGGCACGGCGACCGTCACCGTTCCGCCGACCGACAGCACGTTCGCGTATGAGGTGACTGTCGGAGAGAGTGAGGATACATGGCGTTTCGTCCGTTGCGTCCAGGTGCCGGATTCGGCCACTGTGTTGAATTTCTCCGATTTGGTCGAAGTCGATTCTACCACGCTCACGCCGGTGCAGACCGGTAATCCGTTGGCTGATATCGACCAGTCCGATGTGGATTGGGCCCTGTCCACGATTAACGCCTGATTTCAAGGAGGTTTGTTTTGGCTAATCCCGATAAGTTTTTACGTCTGCGTGATTACGCCCGTTTGGAGCGCGCGCAGAAGAATGGTGTCGTGGATGGCACCAAGTTCGCCTACGACGGTGCAAAGAAGATTGTGTCGAATGTGCGCGAGTATTTTGCCGCGCATCGTGACGGGCGCACGTATGGCGTGCGTTTCCCGCTCTATAGCTTCTCCAATTCGCCGGACGGCGTGAAGGTCGGCGACAATGCCGGTCTGACCGTCGTACCAAGCTCGAATTATCGTGCCGGACGTGATGATTACGCTGGTTTGAGCGCGTTCCGCGTGTTCGACGCTAACGTGGCCGTGTCCGATGATGGCACGCCGATCGTGAAGGCCATCAAGGGCTTGGCTGGCAATTACGCGAAGGACGGGTCCAACGGCGACGTGTTCGTCATCACCACTCCCGGCTTCTACCGGTTCGAGTTCGACACGAACCATTGCACCATCTGGTATTCGGACACGCAGTACGACGGCTATTCGCCGATGCCGGGCGCGCTGCTGCCGGACGGTTCGCTCCGCCCGTGCATGGCGTACGCGAAATACCCGCTGTCCAATTACGGCGGCAAGGCCGCGTCCGTCTCGGGTCAGATTCCGGCCTCCATGAGCGAACAGGGCTCCGTGGCAGTAACCACCAGCAAAGGCAAGGGCTACAGCGGAAAGACTTCCGCCGACACGTTCTACATGCAGCTCATGCACATGCTCAAATACGCGTCCAAGGACATCGAACGCCACCTGGGTGGTGACTTCAACGGTTCCGGTCAGGTCAACGTCAGCAAGGCCGAAACCAACGTCACGCGTGTGCTGGTCAAGGCCACTGACGCGGCAGGTATCGACCTCGGCTCCTATGTGAGCGTCGGCACCGGCACCGACCGTGGAGACAATAAGACCGGCGAGGCGGCGGCATGCCGCAAGGTCATTTCCAAGACCGTCGTGGACGCGGCCACCACCGCGATCAACGTGTCCGGTGCGGCCTTCACGACCACGACGGCCATGCATGTCACCCAGATGCCGTACCTGACCGGTTCGACGGACGGCGTGCTCGGCAACGACGGCATCCCACGCGAGGATGTGTCCAAAACCCATCAGCCGATCAGGCTCCAGGGCATCGAACTGTTCGCCGGAGTCTACGAGACCGAGGGCGACATCATCCTGAAGAACGTGAAGGAGTCGGACACTTCCGGCCATACCGAAGTGTGGAAGGTGTTCGACACCACCAAGGCGAGCGGCACCGCCATCACCGCCGACTACGTGCATGTGGGCGACTATCCAGCCGTCAACGACAGGACCGACAACCAGTGGCAGTGGCAGACCGACTTCACTGAAAAGCACGGATTCCTGCTGCCCACCGGCGTGGGCGCGACAAGCACCAGCGGTCTGACCGACGCGCTTCTCATCAACCCGATCACCTCTCCGGGACTGCATGAGTTGCTGTGCGGTGGCGCTCTCTGGGACGGCTCGCGCTGCGGGTTGTTCGATGCGAGCGGCTGGTACGGTCTGTCGACTGCTTGGTGGGGCTGCGGCGGTCGCCTATCCGTTCTTGGCCGCACGCACGCCTAGTGCGGGCGGTTGGGGGTGAGCGCCAGCGAGGGGGCGAAAGCCCCCTTATCACCCTCGTATGACTCTTGGTAATATTTCGGGGATTCGTGACGGCTTCGCCGGGTTCCTCCCGTCTCTTGCGGCGCGGTGGCGGTCTCTGGGACGGCTCGCGCTGCGGGTTGTTCGAGGCGAGCGGCTGGAGCGATCTGTCGGGCGCTTGGTGGAGCTGCGGCGGTCGCACATAAGGGTTAACCATTTTCCGTCACGACTACCCTCCGCTTTCGGGGATATGCGAGAGGGCAAGCCTCGGCCATGCCGAAAATCGAATCAAGCACGCGACCGGTAGGCCACATGGCCGAACGCCGCCAACATTCCCCTTATAGTTTTTATGAAAACATATTGCAAACACAGTCGCATCACCGAACCCGCGTTCGTGCGCGACTGCATCGAACGGTTCCTCAACGGCAAACGCTCCCGCAGGGACGTGAACGACTTCCTCAGCCGCCATCCCGACTTGGATTCGCTTTCACGGCAGATAGCCGACGAGATAGGACACGGCGAATACAGGTTCGCGCCCATCCGCTACTTCCGCCGTGTGGAACCGATCTCAGGAAAGATACGCATCATCGGACGCGAAAGCATCCGCCATCAGATCTACGATTACGTCTGCGGCACGGCGTTGATGCCATTGTTCCGCGCGAAGGTCGGCAGATGGCAGACGGCGAGCATCCCCGGCAGGGGCATAGCCGACGCGCGTCGCGCGATCAAACGATGGGCGCGCGAACCATCCAGCAGGGTCTTCGTGAAACTGGACGTGCGCAAATGCTATCCAAGCATCAGCCGTGAAGTGTTGAAACGTTTGCTCTCACGTGACGTGGGAGACAGGCGGCTACTGGATTTGACGTTCCACCTCATCGACCAGTACGCGGGCGATGACGGACTGAACATCGGCTCCTATCTAAGCCAGTGGCTCGCCAACTACTATCTGAGCTACGCCTACCACTATTGCGAACAGCATCTAAGCAAGGAGCGCGTGAACCGCAGGACAGGCGAAACCACCACCAGACGGCTCGTCACGCACCTGCTGTTCTACATGGACGACATTCTCCTGGTCGGCAGATCGAAGCGTGACCTGACCATCGCCGTCAAACGCATACGCGCCTACCTGCATGACACGCTCCGTCTCGAAATCCATCCGACATGGAACATCAAGCACGTCGGCGTGGAGCCAATCGACATGGTGGGCTTCACCTTCTACCCGGACCATACCGGCGTCAGGGCGGGCATCTTCCTGCGCGCACGCCGCTCATTCCGCCGATACGCGCGGAACCCTACGAGTCTTCGGCTCGCATACCGTTGCGCCAGCTACTACGGCTGGCTCAAAAACAGCGATTCCATCCAATGCCGGCGTCGAAACAACGTCGATCAAATCGTCCGCCGCGCCAGAAACACCGTCGCGGCAAGCCGAAAGAAAGGATAACAGATGATTCAGAACGTCTCTTCCGCAACCCCGTTGGAAAAGGTGGACTACCATCTCCGCGATGACGGACTGGCCGATATCCGCATCCGCCGCAGCATCAGGACAGTCACCCATGACGCGACCGACAATCAGCCGGAATACGTGGAGTACACGGCAGTCGAATCATATCAGGTGCTCCCGTTGCTCGAACAGGAGGCCATCGAACAGGCGGATGTCCTGTTCGAGGGCGACGCCACCAGTTCCAAGCCGGTGCTCGACAGGGTGAGCGCATTGGAACAGGCAAGCCTGGACAACGCGCAACTGCTGGCCGACCTGATGGCGGGCGAGGACGGGGATACGACGGATTCCACCGATTCCGACACCGGCAAGACCGATGGCGGCGATGCCAGCGACGACGGCAAGGACACCGCCGACGAGACCGCCGACGACAAGGATAAGGATAAGGAGTGAGGACAATGGTTAGATTCAATCATGCCGCAGCGGTCCGCATGTACACCCGTCTGGTCAAGGCCGGACGCAAGACGTTGGACGAAGTGCCGGAGGAATACCGCGCGGAGGTGCAGCAGAACCTTCTCGACCCGTGGTTCTGACGTAAGAAGGCATAGGTGAATCAGGAAGCAATCACCATCATCGTCGCCATCATCGGTTCCGGTGGTTTCGGAGCGCTCGTCCCATGGGTGCTCAACAGAATCGACAACAGGCGCGACCCGTTGCACGAGGGCGTGAAGGAGCTGCTGTTCTGCAAGCTTGAACTGTTGCATCGGCAGATGGTGGACAACGGCGGCGTATGCACCGTCGAGACGAAACGGACCGCTGAACGCATTTATCGCGCCTACAGCGGTCTGGGAGGCAATGGCGTCGGCACGGAAATGCGCAACGACATTATCAACGCGCACATACAGGAGGACCGGCATTGACCGCTGGCGGCATATATCTGCTGCTGCTCGCGCTCGTCATCGTGTTCAATCATGGCGCGCACAGGCATTGATTTTCACACTTCAAAGCCATCCCACTTCGGGATGGCTTTTCTATTTGCCCCTTGACTTGGGGGCGGGAAGGAGAGGATGTGGGCATCCTCAACAACAAAGGCAAGCCGAGGCACAAGCGTCTGCGTCGGCATATCGGCAAGCCGTTGACCGCGTTGGCTGCGGTGCTGTGCGTCGCCGTCGCACCGGTCGCCAGCGCGAACATGAACGTCATCGACGTGAGTGGATGGCAGTCCGCTGACGTGACGCGCGTGGTGGACGCCGACGCGGCCATCGTGAAGATCACGGAAGGCTCGGGATATGTGAATCCGTCTTGGCGCAGCCAGACCGATTGGGCGCGGCAGACCGGTAAGGCTTGCGGCGGCTACCATTACGCGGACGGCGGCAACGTCACGGCGGAGGTCAACCATTATCTCAACCAGTTCAACGGCTATGTGGGCCAGTGCGTGCTTGCGTTGGACTGGGAGTCCAACGGGAACGCCGCTTGGGGTAACGGCGACTGGGTGCGCCAGTGGGTCAACCAGGTGTATTCGCGTACCAAGGTTTGGCCGATCGTGTACGTGCAGGATTCCGCCGTGTATCAGATTCCGTCCGACGTGCGCGCCCATTGCATGCTGTGGAAGGCTCAGTATGCGTCGATGAATGCGACCGGCTGGCAGTCCACTCCGTGGAATGCCGGCAGCAAGGGCGAGGGCATGGTGCAGTATGCGTCCACCGGCTATCTGAACGGTGTCGGCCCTCTCGACCTTAACTTATTCTTCGGTGAGCGTGACGCTTGGCAGAAGATCGCGAACGGTGATAGGGGTAAGACCCATGCCGAGGTGAGGCATGATCCGGTCAGGCCGCAGGTCACTGCCACGCCTGATTACAATGACATGGCCACGAAGGTCATTCGCGGCGTGTACGGCAACGGTAATGAGCGTCGTCAGGCTCTTGGCGGTGCCTATGACACGGTGATGGCGATTGTGAACCAGCGTCTTGGCGGTTCTGTCGGCGCGCCTGCCGCCGTGAATTGCGGCAGCGTGTGCGTGACCGTTCGTTACGGCGACACGCTCAGCAGCATCGCGGCCCGTAATGGCGGTTCGTGGAACCAGTACACGGGGTACCGTTCCGGCAATCCGAATGTCATCTACGCGGGTGAGACTGTCTGCCGTCGCACCGGCACGGGCACGGTCGCCACCGGTGGACGGTACGTGGTTCGTTCCGGCGACACCCTCGGCGGCATCGCCGCATATTACAGGGTCAACATGTACAGCATCCACGGGTACCGTTCCGGCAATCCGGCGTTGATCTATCCGGGTGAGACCCTCTACTGGTAAGGAGACTGATTATGGTCGATGGAGTCAAGGAGACTAATCATGACGGCGAAAAGCCGGAAGAGGAAACTGGCGAGGAAAACAAGTACCTCCTGCCGGACAAGGCGTACAAGGCATTGAAATGGGTCGCGTTGATCGCGTTGCCCGCTTTGGCCGTGTTCGTGCATGTGGTCGGCCCCGCATGGAACCTTCCATGCGTTGACCAGATCGTGACCACGTTGAACGCTCTGGCCGTGCTGGTTGGCGCGTTGATCGGCGCCAGCGAGTTGAAGGCCCGGTATTCCGAGTAGAAACCTTTCATTTCTCTAACATCATGTTGGAGGAGTGTAAGAATACTATGACCTACTCGTACATTGAGTACGAGTCGCCCCTCTCTCAGCATTGCTGGGGGAGGGGCTTTTCTTCGTTTCAGGACTGTTTTTCCGCGGGTTCCAGCTGTTTCAGGTTGAGCGCCGCGTTCATCGTCTCCATCGCCGTCAACCGCTCCTTCAAACCGGCATGACGGTAATGCTCCACCATCAAGCGGCTGGAATGTCCAACAATCTCTTCCACCAAGCCATAATCCACTCCCATGCTCATGAGTATGGTCACTACCGTATGGCGTGTTTCATGTCGGCTACGATGTTCCGCATTGGGTACACCCGCGTTCTCCAAGAGTTGACGGAAGTTTTCAAGGTCTTCATCCGGTTCGATGGGCGTTCCGTCATCATGCCGGAATAACAATCCATATGGGTTCGGTATGTCATCGGTCGCTTCGAGATACGCTTCGAGCGTTTGAGCCAATGCCGGGATGATCGGCACTTTCCTGCCGCGCTTCGATTTCGGTGGTGTGAGGCACCAGCGTCCTGTCAGTTCGATCATGTCGAAGCCGTCTGGAATGCGCCAACGCCATTGAGGACATGCGGCTCCGCGCTTGTATCCGCATGGATAGACGCCATGCTTGTCTGGATTGCCGCATCCATGCTCTTTCTTCAGTTCTTCCAGTTTCCAGTTGACGGTGTATTCGCCGTATGGCACGCCGTTCATTTGGCCTAGTTCGAGGTCTTGGATGGATGCGCCGAGTATTTCGCCTGGACGCATGCCGGTGCACAGCCTGAACCATTCCTTTGCGGCGTTTCTCACGCCTAGATCGTTGGCGGCCTTCAGGATGCGTTTAGCTTCATCCACGGTGAATGCGGTACGTTCGATGGCTTCGTTCTTGCGACTGTCCACCAAACTGATGTCCTTGTCCTTCGGGGTTGGGACGCCGCCCATCGGGTTGGTTGGGAGGATGCGGTCTGACACCGCTGATTTGCATATCTGGTTCAATGTGGTGTGTACCTGCTTGCGTAGGCTGAGGCTGGCTTTGACGCGCTGTTCCTTGCCGTTGACGACCTTGGTTATGCGTAGGCCGTTGACGATGCGGTCGCACGCTCCGCTGGTCAGGCTCGCCATTTTCTGCCGGTGGTATGGGAGCAGGTGTTTGCGGACGATGGTTCGATAATTGGCGAATGTTTTCGGGTCAGCGTCGCGTTGTCTGCGTTCGAGCCATTGTTCGGCGTATGCTCCGAGCGTGATCGCGCTGTTGTTGGTGCTGCCGAATCTGGCTCGCTCCTGTAGTAGTTCCGTCAGTCGCTTGTTGGCGTCAACGTATTTTTTGCAGCTGTATGTTTTGCCATCGACCTTGAACTCGTAGCTGGTGTAGATTTTTACGTTTCCGTCAGCTAGGTGTTTTTTGCGTTCGACTTTGTATGGGTAGACGATGCCGTTTCTTGCTTTGCGTACCATGATTACCTCCTTGCCTCTATATTCTCAGACATTCTCAGACTTCCATTTGACCCACAAGTGATAGTCAAGTGACCCTCAAATGAGGTTAAACCGTTGAAATGAAGCCGTTTTGCCCAATCGTTCCAAGGGATATTCTATCAGACTTTCTAACTGTTAATCGGACGGTCACTGGTTCAAGCCCAGTCGCAGGAGCTTAGGCGGAAACCCTTATGGGAGTAGGGTTTCCAGTCGGAATCGGAAGAGCCGTCAGGGGAGTGAGAGGCGGATGTTCTCTCCGATTCTCAGACAAACTCGCCATGTCATCACAGAAAAACCAAGAAAAGGGCCGCGACACGGCGATGAAGCGTTCAGTGGGCGCTCCGTTGGATGGTCGGTGTCGTCCGCCGTAGGGCCGCTGGCGTATCACAGGGGCGGGGAGAACGCGGAGGGAACAGGAGAGAATACGTATCGCGCACCGGCGTTTCACGCGTGTCGGAAACGTGCCGTCCTCCGACCGTTCGATGCCGACCGTGCTGCCCGCATGGCCGCGCCCGCGACCATCAGGGTAGGCCGATTCTCTCCCGGAAGCGGGGGAGAGAACGGAAAGGAAAGACCGCAGCGGTCGTAGATCATGGACGTTCGACCGTGAACCCGACCATGGGAACGCCCTCATGATTCGTACTATACAAAACCCAGTGAGGGGGTATGGTTGTCTCACTATGTGAGACTTCACGAACTCTACACAAATACCGTTGACACGGTGTCGAAAACACGCAAAAACATACCCCCTTTACACGAATTAACACTCTCGTTACATGTTCGTAACATAAAAACCGCCATTTTCCAACGATTTCAAATTTGCGTGTTGCGGTCACGCGTGACCGCAGCGTGACCGCAGCGTGACCGCAAATGACCGCAACCCCCGTAATATCGAGAAAACGTTGGAACGACGCCGTTTTCAGCACATAAAACGGGCCAAAAAACGGCAAAAACACGGTAATACTAGTAAGTAAACCTACTCTTATAATATTAGAATTAAGTAAACCTATAAGAACTTGAATTAACCCAAGAGTTTACTTAACCTGCGAGAAAGAAAAAATGTTTTAATTACTCGCTTCGCTCGTAATTAACACATCAAAAAGAAAGTCCGCGTGCTAAAATCGCGTCATAAGCCAGCCAAACGGCTTGACAAACCGCCAGCAGGCACTCCGCGACCGGTCGGCATCTCCCCGCCGCCCATCTCCCCAAACGCAACCACGAAGGACAATCCGCCCACAATGCAATCCGAATCCGCCGAAGAACAAGAAGCGTTCCTCTCCAAAGCCGACCACCTCCACAAGTGGAGCGGCGAATACCAATACGAGAACCTCCTTCTCGACGTGCTCCAAAACGGCGTCCCGTCCAACGACCGCACCGGCGTCGGCACCATCAGCCTGTTCGGCACACGCATGGAGTTCGACCTATCCAAAGCCTTCCCCCTCATCACTAGCAAGAAGGTCTTCATCAAAGGCGTCATCTACGAGCTTCTATGGTTTCTTAGAGGCGACACCAACGTGCGTTGGCTACAGGAGCACGGAGTGCACATCTGGGACGAATGGGCGGACGCCAACGGCGATCTGGGACCCGTCTACGGATGCCAGTGGCGCAATTGGCCGACCGACCTCGGCGGCATCGACCAGATCGCCAACGCCATCGAGACCATCCGCGAAGACCCACACTCCCGACGCATCATCGTCAACAGCTGGAACGTCGAATCCCTAAGCCGGATGGCATTGCCGCCATGCCACTGCCTGTTCCAGTTCCATGTGCGCGGCGACAAGCTCGACTGCCAGCTGTACCAGCGTTCCTGCGACATGTTCCTCGGCGTGCCGTTCAACATCGCGGAATACGCGCTCCTGACCATGATGGTCGCCCAACAGACCGGCTACAGGCCAGGACGGTTCATCTGGGTGGGCGGAGACACCCACATCTACAGGAACCACCTGAAACAGGTCGTGAAGCAGCTTGAACGCGAGCCGCGCCCGTACCCGCATATGAGCATCGACAAGGCGTCTGGCATCGACGCGTACACGTATGACGACTTCCACCTGACCGGCTATGACCCATGGCCCGCGATCAAGGCACCGGTGGCCGTCTGATACATAAAAAAACGGGGACATCCTCATAGAAAGGATGTCCCCGTTTTTTTTTTATATGCGGTCACATCATGCTGTCCGACGACACCGCGATGAGCACGACCACTACACACAGGACGATGCCGAGGCCAAGGAAAATCCATGCGTTCGTCACATGGGTTGAATTACGCGAGTTAATGTACTTCAACGCCTGCTCCTTCACCTTGCGCTCCACCTCGTCTGCATCATCCTCAGACTCGGCAACGCTCTTATATAATTCAGCCAACGGCTTCTGACTGCCACCGGCATCCTCCATACGCTCCAACTCGTACTGCGTCTTCCAGTCGATCAGGCCGGACATGCGGATGCCGTTTCTCACGGCCATCTGCGTCAACAGAACGAACACCGCGAGACCGACGGACACAGCCGCGATGACGATAAGAAAACCCATGACGCTCTCCTTTGCTCTCCTGCAATATGTCTCAACAAGGATTATCCCCCCAATTGACGGCTGATAAATCATGGGCGTTTTGCAAACAAGCCATCCTTGAGAATCTGCCTGTAATCCGCGAGAACCTGCATGGTCACGTCCAACTCCGCCGCCATATGCCAGGTGTCGCCGTCCCACAGCTCTTCGGACATGGCAAACTCGGCCGGGCTTATCAGCGTCAAAGCCGTCTCGCGCCGCGCCCTACGTTCGCACTTCACGCCGAACCGCGTGCCGCAGCCAAGATCACGGTACTTCGCGTGCACAAGCTCGTGGCATAGGGTGCAGAGCCTCTGCCGGTCGTTCAACCAGTCGGCAAGCCATATCGTCCGCAGCCGGTCGCAATACAATCCGCAGGTAGTGCCGGGAATATCGGATTCCAAAACCTTCAAACCCATGTGCTCGGCCTGACGTTCCAAAACGTCGATGGTGATTCGAGACATTGTTCCCTTCGTATTATTAGGCGGCGGCATCATGATTGAATACCGCCGCCATATTCATCGCTGTCGTCAGTCTTCCGGTGTTTCGGCTTCAAGCCTCGCGTTCGGATCGTCGTTCGCGGCCATGTCGAACTCGTCACGGTAGATGATCGGACTGTTCACCCAGTCGGCGTCCGCGTTCTCCTTGAGACGGCGTGCGAGTTCCTGAAGCAGCTCGTCATCCGAAGCGTCATGTAATCTCGCGACGGTTTCTCCGCTGGTCATCTCGTCGGCCCTTATATATCCGAACTCAACCAGAGCCTCTACAGGGGACTTGTGGTAGGCGCGTGCAATAAGAATGACGTTCTCGGCGCTGAACCCAAGGGCATTGTTGTATTGCCTCCAAGCGGTTGTCTTGATGATTCCCGCTTTGAGGGCTACTTCGGCGATGGTGTCGCCTTGGACTGTTTCTTTGAACCATGTTTCTTTATTCATGGTTTCATTATGCAACCAAAGCGGTTGCAAGTCAACACGCCGAGCGAGTTGCGAAATAAAAAAACCTGTTGCATGATGTAACCACAAGTTGCAAAAAGAAATTCAAGGTTGCGAAAGGAATCACTTATGGCTGAATACAAAATGCAGTTCCGAGACGGCTTCCTAGACCGAACCAAACAAATGAGCGGCCTCAAAACAGACGAAGCCTTCGCCGGAGCAATAGGAGTCAGCGAAAGCGTCCTAGCCAGAGCCAAAAAAACCAACGAATGCACACCACTCATGCTCATAGGACTCTACAAAGCATTCGGCTTCCAACCCGGAGAAATCGCCCAAATCAAACAAACCGCCTAACCACACCACACAACGCCAACGAGCAAAAGGACAACCAATGAAAATCAGCACACCACACGGCACTCTCAAAGGCGACAACATCGAAACCATCCTCAAAGAACATGGATATGACTGCCTGCATGATGCCAACCTGCGCTACGCCGACCTGCATGGTGCCAACCTGAGCGATGCCGACCTGCGCTACGCCGACCTGCGCTACGCCGACCTGCGCGGTGCCGACCTGCGCGGTGCCGACCTGAGCGGTGCCAACCTGCATGGTGCCAACCTGAGCGATGCCTACCTGTGCGGTGCCGACCTGAGCGGTGCCAACCTGCATGGTGCCAACCTGAGCGATGCCGACCTGCGCTACGCCGACCTGCGCGGTGCCGACCTGCGCGATGCCAACCATGTACAACTCAGCATCGCCAAAACCAGCATCCTTCCGGACGAAGGCGACATCATCGGCTGGAAAAAAGCATGGACAGACGGCACAATGCTACCGAAATCAGTCATCGTAAAGCTCCTCATCCCGGCCGACGCGCAACGCTCCAACGCCACGGGGCGCAAATGCCGCGCCAGCACAGCGCGAGTGCTCGACCTGCAAGACAAGCAAGGCAACAGCCTCCCGTCAGACACCACGGCATATAGCGGACACGACACAGACTTCACGTACAAAAAAGGCGAAACCATTCACGTCGAAGACTTCGACACCAACCGGTGGAAAGAATGCGCCCCCGGCATCCACTTCTTCATCACCCGCATCGAAGCAGCCGAATACTAGGAGACTCCAAGTGAACACTGAAATACAACGATTCGACTTCAAGGGCGCGGCATTGCGCACACTGACTGACGAGAATGGCGGACCATGGTTCGTCGCCAAGGACGCATGTGACATCCTCGGTATTGACACAAATCATCTCCGCGAAGCTCTTGATGATGACGAAATCACAAACCTCCGTAATTCGGAGGTTTGGAATCAGCCGGGGCGTGCGCCTCTCATCATCTCTGAGCCTGGCTTGTACAAGCTCATCATCCGCTCACGTAAGCCGGAGGCGAAGGAGTTCCAACGCTGGGTGACACACGAGGTACTGCCGTCCATCCGCAAGTATGGCGCATACATGACCCAGCAGACTCTAGACAAGGCACTCACCAGCCCGGACTTCCTGATCCAGCTCGCCACCAAGCTGAAGGAGGAGCAGGAGAAGGTCAAGGAACTGGAGCCGAAAGCCAAGGCGTTGGATGACTTCACGAACATTCCCGATGCTCTGCTTGTCCGTGACGCAGCGAAACTCCTAAGCAACAATTCCAACATTCAGATCGGTGAGCATGAGCTGCGCCAATGGCTTGTGGATAACGGTTGGATTTACCGGCAGTCCAACCAGTCGTGGTGCGCGGCGTCAAGTCGCGTGAGGCAAGGCCATATGGTCATGGTGTCCTCCCGTTCCCACGGAATCCACAAGGATGGCACGCCATTCGCCTATCCGCCGACCCCTAAGCTGACACGCAAGGGATTGGCGCTTATCCACCAGCGGTTGTCCGAACAAAGTTTCGAGCGAGTGCTTGATGCGGAGGTGGCGGCATGACGTTGTTGAATCCTCCCGCACCACCGCATGAGTTCGTTCTTGACGAGGGTGGGCACTGCGTATTCCGTATCAACGAGCGGAAAGGCGCATCCATCGTCGAAAATGACGGAAAAAAGACGAGCACGTTGTATGAGGTTCCCGAATCGAAACTGGCTGCGTTCATCCAATGGGCTTCCGACGTTCACGGTCAATCACGATAGGAGACAGTAATGGAAGACGATTACAAGACCCGCATGGTCGAAGAATACCACGAACTCAAAGAACGCATCAGCAAACTCGATGATGCCGTCACCAGATACAAGAGGGGAGAGCTTGAGTTCAAACCGAAATGCCTTGGCGGCATGATCGTCGCCCAACTCTACATCATGCAAGACTACTTGCACGTCCTCTTCGACCGCATCAAAGTCATGGGCATCAGCCTCGACTCCGACGACGAGCCTGACAAAAAGCCACTGCCACCTGAACCGCAATCGCATGGATTCTTCATTCCACGCGACGGATCGCCATACCTGATTCTCCATGACATGGACGACACATGGTCATACGTGAAGAACAAGCCGGGCGTCATGAGCAAAATCCACAATTGGACTGAACTTACCTACGGTGTCAACTTATTCAGTGGATACCGCCACTGGAACGAACTGGTCAAAGACTTCCAAGATTCAGCGTTCCCTCTCATCCCGTTGAACTTCTCAGGTATGCCGGTCATCGCCAAGGCGCTCGCCGACAGCAAATGATCTTCCCCATCCGCCTGCAACCCGGATGGGGACCCATAAGCTTCGCCAGCCACTCCGATAAACAATCAAACAATGAAAAATTGGACGTTTATCGAATATCCACGTTCACCGGCTGGCAAAGATGGAACATCCCATGATGTTCCATGCCGTGGCGAAACACATCCAAACGAACCGTCACAAGCGTTTGCATACACACGCCGCCACGGCAATCGTCCAAGCCCACGCAGTGGGAACAGGAACCGTACCACAAGACCATCGTCAATCGAACCAGACACCACACCTTCTCCTGTACTCAAAGGTATCCGACGATGATCTCGAACGGCTCGCGGTCCGAATCCGCGCTTGGACGCCAGCGGCATGACGTCAACGCCACCCATCGGGACGAAGTTTTTCACTTGGTTTTCTCCGTCCCGCATCGGGAACGATGGTCGGCCAGACTGGTTTTCCTTATTTTCCCAGTCGCCCCGCACACCCTTTTGCGAGCAACCGTCCAGCGTCATGCCGCAACCCGCTTACACCAACCACCAATCCAAGGAAGGAGCACACACAAATTGACGGCACCCATCATCTTCGAAGACGGCATCCTCACCAAAGACGAGGCAATCGCCTTCACGAAGGTAGGAAAGAAAACATTCGAAGACCTGTACGGGTTCCTCGGATACCAATCCGGCCAAAACAAACTCTTCACAAAAAAGGAACTCCTACTCCGATTCTACGAAATCAAGGACCAAGCAAAGGAGATCGAACAATGACCACCAGACGACTAGTCACCCCGAAAGACATACGAGACAGACAATTCCGACTCTCATTCCCATTCATGGGATACGACGCCAACCAAGTTGACGACTTCCTGGACGACTGCGCGCTCACCATCCACGCCCTCTGGAACGAAAACCGGAAACTCGCCACGGAAAACAGACGACTCCAATACGAGAACCAAACCCTCAAAACCGACGTGAGCTTCTACAAGCTCGCAGTAGACACCATCGAACACCAACCCAAGGAACAACAATGACCAACACTCCCGAATACGACTTCAGCAGCCTCCGCCCCGACGAACTCAACTCCACCATCGCCGGACTCACAGCACTGAACAAACGAAGCGCCGAAGCCCTCGAAGCCGCAAGAGAAGAATGGCGACGCTCGCATGACGGCGGCGATAAGGAGCACGCCACGTTCGCCGGACTGGATGCGGGTGAAATCAGTCTCAGCAAAGGCACCGAAGGCCATTACGAGGTCGTTGACGAGCGTGCGTATGGTGCCATGCTGCATGACAGCAAATTCCTCATCCCCGGTGGGAACGATGCGGCGGAGGCCGTGTGGATGCCACGCCCCGAAGCGAAGTCGGAAGCCTATCTGAAGAACATGATCGCGGACCATGACGGCGAACTCCCGCCCGGCGTCGAGTTCAAGCCGGGACGCGCCCAGACCGTAACACTTCGCACCACGAGAGGATTCGTGGACAAGGTTTTCACCAGCGAGATAGCACCGAAGATGTTCCAGATGCTCACTTCGACCAAGGAAGAGTAGCCATGTGCAAAAGCCTTACCATCACCAACGAGCAGGACACTTGGAGCCGCGCCCAGCTCGCGGCACTGTCCCAGCTTGGAGTGCAGAACGCGCAGCCAGCCGACTTGGCGGTGTTCCTGCACCAATGCCAGCGTACCGGACTTGACCCTTTCAGTCGTCAAATCTACCTGATCGAACGCCGTCAGAAGCAAGGCAACGAATATGTTTCCAAGCAGACAATCCAAGTCGGCATTGACGGTTTCCGTCTCATCGCCCGTCGTGCGGCGGACAGGAACCATGAACTGTTCAGCGAACCGGAAACCCTCTGGTGTGGAGAGGATGGCGTCTGGCATGACGTGTGGATCGCCCAGACCCCTCCGGTCGCAGCGAAGGTCACGGTCCGCCGTGGCGAAGGCGAGTTCACCGGCGTGGCCCTCTACAGGGAATATGTCGGAACCCGTTACGACAAGAATCTCCACAGGCAGGTCCCCACCAGCATGTGGGCTTCGAAACCGGTGGCCATGATTGCGAAATGCGCGGAAGCCCTCGCATTACGCAAGGCGTTCCCGCAGGATTTGAGCGGCCTGTACACGACCGACGAGATGCAGCAGACCAACAACGAGACCGAAGAGGAAATGGTCGAAGCCGAAGTGGTTGACGAGCAGCCACGACAGAAGCCACGCCAATACGCTCCGCAGGTCCGTCAAGGCCAGCCGGAGCAGGCCGCTGCCCAGGCTCCACCCAATGGTCCCGCCAGTCCCGACCAGTTGAAGACAGTCACCGACATCCTCCGCGCCTGCCAGATCAAACCGGATGAAGCTGACGCGTTCATCCAGAAAATCCTCCACGACCAGACGGTCACAAGCGTGAGCCTCACGGCAGTGCAGGCACAAACATTCATCAACGAATACCACAAGCACATGCAGCAGCAAGGAGCAGCACAATGCAATACGACCCGAAGAAACTCACCTATGGCGACGCGCTCAGAATCTCGACAGCCAACATGACCGTCACCGTCAACGCCGGAGGCGTACATGTCACCGGCAAGCTGAAGCACCTCGACATGGACGACGCGCTCGCCTGCGACGATCCCGCGCTCCGTGACCTCATGGCATTGTCGCTCATCATCACGGACAACGAGTATTTCGTCGTCCGTGACGACGATAAGGGAACCCTATGCCCGGCCATCAGATTCGACCATGACCTGAACGTCACCTGGAACACGATCATCTCCATCGAAGAGAATCCCGACGACGGCGTGGAGCTGGACTTCGCCGACTGGAAGGCGACGCTCGTCAAGGTCGAGACCCCCACCGCCGACGAGGACAAGACGACCACCGACACCCAAGCCGAGGAGTGGGAGAAGCAGCTTCCCAAGGCCAACGGATTCTACAAGGCCGCGACCGGCAGCGTATGGCTCCACACGGGCGACACTTGGACGCCCATCCTGGACCATCACGGCAACGTTCCGCCGCACGCCTTGCAGCAGACCACCGAGGCATTCGCCGTCAGCAGCGGACATTCGAAACGATTCCCGTTCGAACGCCTCAGCGAGAAGAAACTGCCGACCCGTCCGGGCTTCTACCGCAACAAGGACAAGACGAACCTATACCACCTCAACAGTTGCGGCGTGTGGAAGCTCATCGCCTACATGGGACCGGACTTCAACTTACAGATGAAGGACCCATGGGATTCACCACTCGTACCGGTGTTTGGTGGCGAGACCGTGTCCGAGAGACGCGTCCGAAACGACATGCCTCTCCACTACTGCACCCTCGGTCTCAAACAGCCGAAGGAAGCGGACTGCGGGGCGAACTTTTGAACATCACCAGACGAGCCGGATGCACGTGCGCGTACTGCGTGCGTCACGATCCAGTCAAGACGGGACTCATCCCATACTGCCGTAAATGCGGCAAAAGCACTTGCGCCGCAGCACGAAGCCACATGATCATGTGCAACGTCGAAGCGTCCAACAGCCACAAGACGGCTGACCGTCTCAAAAACATGAAAGCCGAAGACCAGCAGGGATGGGTCGGACTCGAAACCCATCCACGACACGACAAGGAGAACAAGCAATGAGCACTCCGACCATCATCCTCGTGGGACGAATCGTCAAAATCAAAAAGGACGGCAACCTGTTCAACGCCGGAACCACGAAGAACGGCAAGAACTACATCCAGTTCCGCATCCTCTGCTCCAACAGGGTCAAGAACCCGGACGGCTCATGGGGTTACGGCGCATCCTGCTCACGCACCTGCGAAGCATGGAACGATCTCGCCACGCACATCCAGAACAGCATCAAGGAAGGCGACGAGTATATCGTCATCGGCAACGAGTCCGATGATCGGTTCGATGATTCGTCCGGCGTCACCCACTACACGCAGAAGGTCAACGTCCGCGAGATCGGTCCGAGTCTCCGATGGGGCACCGCCCAACTGGAGAACGCAAGCCAGCAGTACGGCCAACGCCAGACCGCAGCCGCTCCCGCTCCCGCCATGCCGCAGCAGGCAGGCCCCGACCCGTGGAGTGGCAGCGGATTCGACGGGTTCGAACAGCCCGCAGGAGAACCGGCGTTCTGATGCCACGCAACCGACAGTCGGCCAAAAAAGCCGGAACGGCAATGGAAACGGCGGTGGAACACTACCTGCAATGGGCGTTGAACGACCAACGCATCATCCGCCGCCGTCTCCACGGCAGCGACGACCTAGGCGACATCGCGAACATCTTCTTCCACGGGCAGCCGGTATGCGTGGAAGTCAAGAACACCAAACGCCTCGACGCCACGAAACACTACAACGAGGCGGTCGAGGAGGCCGGAAACCTTGACAGCCCCTACCCGTGGGTCGTGCAGAAGAAACCACGCGTCGGCCTGTCCACACTCGAACGAATCGGCCAACAGCTCGCATACACGAATCTGGAAACCTACCGCACCATGTGCGCGTTGGCCGGACGGTTCACTGAAAAATTCGACATCGACCTCATCGGGCGGAGCGGACAATACGTCTGCATCACCTTGGAGAACCTAGCCCTCATCCTCAACGACGGACTGCCACTCGGACCGGAAGGACAATCATGACCGCGATAGTCGCCACATGCGCCCTCATCGTCAGTGCCATCGGATTCGTCATCATGCTCGGCTCGTTGGACCTCATCGACCGTAACAGGCCGTCAGGCGACTGGCTGTGGATATTGGGCATGACCCTAGTGGAGGGCGGTTCGATAACCATCCTCACCGACATCGGGATAGGACTCATGACATGACGGGAGAATCTGAAGTGAGGGACGGCTACACCCGACTCGACAACGGATTCTGGGCCGACGCGAGGATATGCAGGCTCCGCGACGAAATGCCAAGAGCGGCGCTCATCTACGTCATGGCATTGAGTTGGTGCAGCTGCAACCTCACGGATGGAGACATCGACACCGACCAGCTGACGTACACGCTTGGCGCATCCGAACAGGAGATCGAAACCCTCATCGACATCGGCCTGTTCCAACAGACCATCACCGGCGTGCGCATCAACGAATACCAGTCGAACGGGAACCACACCAGAAAAGAACTCGCCGACCGGACGGCCAGCAACACGGCACGCAAACGCCGAAGCCGCGCACGACAGGAATCCGACGACAAGTATTCCGCCGATTTCGAAACCTTCTGGAAAGCGTATCCACGACACGTTGACAAGCGTCCCGCCTGGAAAGCATGGAAGAACGCCATCCAAGACACGGGCGCGGACACCATAATCAACAGCGCCCGAGCCTATGCCAGACAGGTCGAGATCGAAGGAACCGAACCCAAATACGTCAAATACGCGGCCACATGGCTCAACGCGGCTGGATGGGAAAACGAATACGACATCCGACCATCCCTCACCCTCCGCACCAATCCGACCATGATGAGCCGCAACGAATTGAACCGCATGGCGAACCTCAACAGGGCATGGCAGTACATGAGCGACGAGGAACACCAACGGGCGATGGGAGGAACAGGATGATAACCAAAGGAGAGGCCGCGATGCTGCTGACCACGATCAACGCGCATCACGGCAACGCCCAATGGGACGACCTGCAATTGGACGAGTTCTACCGCGAACTCGACAAGCGCAACAACATCCAAGACATGCGGACGGCGGTCGTGAGATTCTATGCGACCAAATCGGACAAGTGGATGCGTGCCGCCGACATCAACATCCTCTGCAAGAAAATCCGCGCAAGCCGGATTCCCGACGAGAACACCATCCAACAGCTCGCCGCCAAGCATCACGTCACGGCGGACGACTATTGGGAGTTCAAACGTCGCGTCGTCTTCGGCACCGCGCGGGAAGCCCAAGAGTTGGGCGAAGCCGTCAGCAAGGCCCTCGAACAGGCCGACCGTCCGCAAATCGCATCCAAGCCCATCGCACGCCAGCCAACCGTGGCCGACGATCTGGGAGACCTGTTCAAAACACCATGAGCAAATGGAAGGAAACCAACAAGTACGGCATCCGTGAAAGCAAAGCCGCCTACTGGCGTTACACGCGGCAAAGGGACAAGGAAGCCGAAATCCTCAAGGAACTCGAACCACAGCCCCCCACGCATGTGGACCTGACCGGACTGGAAACCTATATCCAACGATTACGTGAATCCAAGGAGCCAACAATGGACGACAATTATCTCATCTGGTTCGATGTCGAAACCAGCGGACTCGACCCAATGTCCGACAATCTACTGGAAGTCGAAGCCAGAATCACCGACATGAAGGGCCTTCAGGTGCCATTCAACGACGACCCCCTGATATTCCATAGGGTCATCCGTTTCGATGACAACACGCCAATCCGCGCGTTCAACAGCACGACCATCGACATGCATTCCAGAAACGGACTCATCGGCGAATGCATGAACGCGGAAGACACGCTCAAAAACGTGGACAAGCAGATGGCCGTCTGGCTCGTCGACACGGGCCTCGACCCCGGTCTCATGCATCCAGCCGGAACCAACGTCCACTTCGATATCCGATGGCTCGACGTGAACATGCCCAACACGAGCGGCGTCTTCCACAAGCTCAGCCACCGGCGACTCGACCTCACCAGTTTCCGCCTCTTGCGACTCGCCCACGGCGGCGACCCATACGATCGCGGACACGAAAACACACATCGCACAACCGACTGCCTAAACCGCGACATCTCCGAATACAAAACCATCAGCAACCAGCAAGGACAGTGAAATGACCCTAGAAACACTCGAAATCCAACCGCTCACCCCAAACGCCACAGTCACCCGCGCCCACGACGCGGACGCCGGACTCGACCTACACTGCATCGAAGACTTCCACATCGACGGACTAGACCGCATCACGGTGGGAACCGGCATCGCGATCAACCTGCCCGAAGGCTACATGGCACGAGTCTGCCCACGTTCCGGCCTTGCCAGGAATTACGGCATCGACATCCTCGGCGGCATCATCGACGCCGGATACCGTGGCGAGATCAAAGTCATCCTGCATAACACATCCACCAGCCGCATCAACTTCCGTTGCGGCGACCGTATCGCGCAACTCGTCATCACGCCGGTGGAAACCCCCAGAATCCGCAAGGTCGTCGAATTCACCGACACGACGGAACGCGGAGGAAACGGATTCGGCTCGACCGGACGATGAACGACAGGAACCAGTCATGAAACGAAACGTCTACACCATCCACGGACAACGATTACGAAACACACAAGCGTCAATGCTTGTCCACATCGTCGAAACGCATCGAATGCCATCATCCGCATTCTACGCGAAACCGTTAGCCACGTTAGGCTCCCTCATCGACAGGAATCTCATCATCCCCCTCGCGGACGGCACCTACAAGCCAACCAAGCAAGGCATCGAGACCGCCGACGCGATCAAACGATTAGACAAGGAAGAGCCAACACGACGGCCAAACATCGTCCAACGTGGCATCAACCGAAACTTCAACAAGTACTGGAACGACTACTACTCACATCCACCCACATACGAATACCACCCGACATTGGAAACCATCTGCGAAAGGAACCGATGATGCAGACACTCAGCCCGAAACAGCAGGAAATGCTCACTGACGTGAGCAACATGCAAGGCCAATACCAGGCCGTCGATAACCAGACCGGCAAGTCACTGCTCCGCAAGAAGCTCATCCGCCAAGTGAACGACCGGTTCGAGACAACCAAGGAAGGCGAACGACTGCACATGGAAATCGTAAACCAGGCATTCGAGAAAGCAAAGATGGTGCTAAATGACTGACAACATAAATCCAAGCCACTACAAGGACGGCCCATTCGAATGCATCGAACTATCCAGGCTCCTTAGTTCCGACTGGGGCCAAGCCATCCAATACTGCTTCAGATGGCAACACAAGAACGGTCTGGAAGACCTCAAGAAAGCGCTCTGGTTCATCAACGACGCACTCAACCACAACGTGCCGCCAATCGCCGCATGGAACAGAGAAGATGCCTGCGCCTCCAACGCCAAGGCCGATACGCTTCTCGAAATACTGGCGACTGAGAACTGGGCCGACCTCGGACGATTCTGGCTGGAACTCGAACACGGAACCGCATGGACGGTACGTCTGGCGCTCGCCGAAAAGATCAATGAAATCGAAAAGGAAGGAAAGTAATCATGGAACACATCGTGCAGTTCGCCATCGGCATTGACGACAAGGCCATTCAGAACCGTATCGAGGAATGCGCCTATACAGACGTGCTTAACAAGCTCACCAAAAACGCCGTGGACAGTGTTTTCGCGCACACCAGCGCGTATTCGCGGGACATCATGTGGAAGAACTTGATGGAGGACGCTTTGCAACGCTTCCTCGAAGAACGCAAGGACGAGATCATCGACAAAGCCGCGCACATACTCGCCGACCGGTTCCAACGGACGAAGAAGTATCGGGAAGCCATGGGTGCCGCCATCGCAAAGGATGGCGAGTGATGGACGACTTGGACAAGGTTGAGAAAATTCTGATTGTCGTACTGGTGGTATCCCTCGCCGCAACGCTCTTCCTGATGGGAGTAAGCATCTACTCGTACTGGTATGTGGGCACGCATCATGATTACGGCATGAAGACGGTCAAGACCGGCGACGTGACATGGGTCTGCCTCACCGACCACGGCACGACCATCGGCTGCGACACCGTGAAGGAATACCAGTGACCGGATACATCATCTGGCCGAAAGGCGATACGGGACTGCATACATGCCGAGTGTACGAGACGCTCCAAGAGGCATCGGATACGGCACAGGAGCGCGCCGACTCCCACCACAGGCCGTATGAGGTGCGTGCAGCCTATGAGACTCCGCAGCGAATTATTAAGACCTTCGAACCAAGGGAAAGCAAATGAGCGTCAACAGTGAGGAAAAGAAGAAGTACTGGCAATGGGTGCTCTCCATCATGCTTGACATGGTTGAAGATCAGAGAATCTACCGGCAGGCACGCATCAAATCGTCTGGAGCATTGAACCAGACCGTCGAACGCATCGGGAGTGGGAATCTGCCCGACTGGATGCTGGAGAAATACATGGAGCAACCACCGAAACCAGGAGACGGGAATGAGTGAAGAAGTACAGGTGGGAACCACCCGCGTCACATTCCATGTGACGGCGTTCTACCCGCCGATGGATATTGCGGAAGCCTGTGTGGACGTACCGATGTACGTGACCACCGGCGAAACGATTGGAAACCATGAAAAAGGCATCATCCCAGCCCACGTGCAGAAGGATTTCGCAAAGAAGGTAGATCACGCATTGCAAGTGTTCGCCGACACGCTCGAAGCATTATTCAAGGAAGGAGAAGGAAATGTTGAGAAGCATTGATTTCAAAACCATGCCTTACCTGTTTACCGACAAGGCTGGCACTTGTCTGACTGTGGAGTTCGACGGCAGGGAACTGGATGGCATCTACAAGCAGGTGAAAGCCATGTACGATCTGGAGCATCCGTCTGATGGCATGCCCATCGAACCAATGGAACCGGGCTGGTATATGACTCGGGATGGTGAAGACCTGTTGAGCTTCGACGGTGACGCATGGCATATCCACAATCTCGGTGGTGCGGAACCGTTCGCTGACGGTGATCTGGAAACGATGGACTGGAGTGTGGTCAAACGAACGTTCGATGCTGACTCATTTCCTTTAGTTCCAGTCAATCCAAGGAAACTGAATATGACAGGGGAGGCCACGGATGTTCAACAGAAAGCATAGGGAAGTCCGATACGTCAAATGCCCGTACTGCGGCAGAAACCCAGTCATCATGGAAAGCCCCAGCATCACGGACAAGAACAAGATGGTCATGCATTACGAGTGTCCAGAAAATCATCTGACCACCGGTGACACGCCATATCCAAGCCGAGCATTGGATCTTTGGCTTCTCGCAGTAGGCAAGGTGCTGAAAGTCGATGATGTGATAAGCGACTACTTCGCCAAAAGCAGAAGAAGGAGGCAGTCCGATGACCGAGCATGAGGACTACTGCGTGAGCATCCGCAAATCCTACAGAGCGCCCGACTCCACGCCGGTCGGATGCGCGGTTGTGTTATGGGCTTGGAGTAGTTACGACGAAACATGGCGGTATGCGGCCAGGCGTGAATACCTGTTCGCGGGCTACAACGGCAGTCACAGGAAGGCGTTACGGCAGGCGAGACGGGACGCTAGAAAACTCGCCGGAATCTTCAACTGCACCAACCATGACACCAACGAGAAAGGAATGTGGCAATGAGCGACGTGCATGAATCATTGACGGACTGGCGGACACTGCCCGCGAACATACTCGCCGGGCATAGGGCGATAGTCCAACTCGACGAGGGCACGATCATCGACGGGTATCTGGAACATGTGCCGTCGAAGCTCCGTAAGGAACTACGAGGCGCGACAGAAGGAATCCGCGAATCATTGACGATCGAAGGCGTATACCAGCCGGTAATCATCAGCGTGAATGCCGGTGAGAAGCATCTAGCCAATGGAGTGAAAGCCGTGAACATACTCAAGGAGATGAGCGCATGAGTCTTACCGAAGTCTGCTGGAACATTTCAAGCGTTTTCATCGTCATCGTCTTGGGCGTAATGGCGGTATTGGCGATGCTGACACTGTTTGCGATAGTGGCGGCGATATTCACTTCCAATCCACAAGACAAGGAGGAAGACAATGGTGACGAACGTGAGTGAAAAAGACAAAGCATTGCAGGAAGTCATCGACTGGTGCGAACGGTTAGAAGTGGAATGCCTGAGATTAGCGAACGATCTTCTGATGCAGCATGACATGGCCGCATACGGTGTCGTGAAGGGACAAATCAACGCATACGAAAAGACAGCCAACCACTGCCGTTCCTTGCTTGGCTATTCCGGCAACATGCCCACGGAAGTACCGAATCAAAGCGAGGATGCGAAATGAGCGCATACCAACCTGTTCTTGACCCTGCTTGCGGCGGGCGAATGTTCTGGTTCGACAAATCAGACAGCCGTGTGCTCTTCGGTGACGTGCGCGACGAAAGTTGGGAACTATGTGACGGACGCAGATTCGAAGTCAAGCCGGACATGCTGATGGACTACCGCGATCTGCCGTTCCCTGACGAGACGTTCCGTATGGTCGTGCTCGACCCACCGCACTTGCGTAATGCGGGAGAGACGAGCTACATGGCGCAGAAATACGGGTGCCTCGACCAAGAGACATGGCAAACAGATATCAAGACCATGTTCAGCGAGTGTTTCCGTGTCCTGAAAGAGCATGGCGTGTTGATTTTCAAATGGAATGAGACGCAGATACCGGTCTCGCAGATTCTCAAGCTCACCGACCATAAGCCACTCTTCGGCAACAAACAGCCGAACCGCACCGGAACACATTGGATCGTCTTCATTAAGGAGGATGCGAAATGAGCAGTCAATACAAGGTTTGCTCGCTGTTTTGGGAGCATCGTGACGGCTACTATCGCTTAAAAAACCAGGGATGGCTTGAAGAGCTGCTGAGCGATGGTTGGGAGATTTCACGGGTGGATACCATGCCGCCAACGAACTTTCCATCTGGCGCATTCGGCGCCACGAACGTCTACATTCTCGAAAAGCAAAACGAGGAAAAGCAAAGCGAGGACACGAAAAAGAACAGTGTGTTAGAACCCCTCCCGCATGACATGGGTCTACGTATGGAATTCCTCCCGCATGACATGGGTCTACGCGTGGAACTCGACACGAACGAAACATGCTACCTGAAAAGCGGATGGAAAGAACGCTATGGCTATATCTACGGGCTTGCTGTGAGTTATACGGATGACTCCGGCATCGTATCCGCTTCACGGCCTGACAATCCTGTTCCCATCGCAATCATGAATAGCCACGTGAGGCTGGCAGTCTCATTCGATGAACATGGAACCGAAACCACCAAGCAAAACGAGGATACGAACATGAAGGAGGCAAACCGATGAACGGCGATAAGCAGCATGCGGTGTGGCGTGAAAGCATCGAAAAATACGGCAAGGAGATGCAAAGCATCGTCTGCATGGAGGAATGTTCCGAACTCATCCAAGCCATCAGCAAGCGTCTTCGCGGCAAGCTTGACGCTACCGACAATCTCGCAGAGGAAATGGCCGACGTGACCATCTGCCTGTACCTGCTCAAGGAAATGTACGGCATCACCGACACGCAGTTAAATGAATGGATCGCGCGCAAGACGGCAAGGCAGTACGAGCGAATGCAGGCCGATGACCCATTCCTGGAAGGCAAGGACGCAGAATGAGCAAAGACATGGAGAAGATTATGTACATAATCAAGAAAGCGTCCTACGCGGTCAACGCGATACTGATGCTCGCAATCATCATCATACAAATCACCAACAACGCGAACCCTATATCCATAGCGATACTCTCGTTCCTCTGCGGAGCATACGTGATGATCGTGTTCGTCATACTGTACGAAGAACACTTGGAGAAGGAATACGAATGAGCCTGCGAAACCAGGTCCTCCACTACGCGGACGAGATAAGCCGCCTGCTGCACGTGGACAGGAGACTCGTACTCCAAATCGAATCCCACCGCAACGACCCCGAACCAGCCACGACAACGGAAGGAGAACAACCAACGCTAATCTGACACACACACTATACTAGACAAGTCGCCCAACGGTTGCAAACAAAGGGTTGAGGCAACAAGACCAAACACACCCAAAACGCAACCAAGGAGCCAACACTTGACGCAAACCACATGCGCGGCATGCTGGAAAACAACCGACGACAAGCATATCCTCTGCACATCCTGCGAAACCCAACTCCAATTCGATCTGCAATGGTTCGAAAACCACCTGCAAGACCTCGAATGGCGCACAAACCGCATGGACAAGACAGGCAACGGCGGAGGCGGCGGACATAACGGACTCGCCACCTCCCCGGCACCATTACGCGAAACCGCGTTCGAACTCATCGAAGGCAACGGCATGGACGACATTCCAAGCCTCCGTGACATCATCAACGAATACGCGCGATGCCTGAACGTGACCGCCCCATACGACCGGAAACTCGAAACACTCATCCGCAACATCCGGCTCACCGACAAGTGGAAGGCCAGCAAGGCAACACCAACCTACGCGCGAATCATCCACCGTATCCGACGCAAGGCTCAGGAACTCCTCGACTTCACCCTCGAAGACCAGATCATCATCGGCGAATGCCCGACCGACGACTGCCACCGCATCGTGAAAGTCATTCCAAACGCCACGTTCGCACCGAAATGCCCCGACTGCGGTCAAGTGTATCCGGTCTCCGCCATCCGCGAGAACAGACGACACAAGCTCCTCGCCACGCACATCACCGGCACGCAGACCGAAATCCGCAGACTGCTCCTGCAATGCGGCATCATCGTCAAACCCGGCACCATGCGCAGTTGGGTCAGCAGGGGAGACCTGAAACCCGTCACACCGGTCAAAGACACGCGCAAGCAACGCTACCAGTTGTCCGACGTGTACAAACTCGCCGTCAGAAACCCCGAAAAGGAAACAAACATTTGGATGCTCCTACAGGAGGAACAAGCATGAACATCGACCTCTCCAACCCGCCATACGCGGTCAAACTCAATGATCTCGGATTCGCATACTCGCACACCGACCATAAGAAAGGCATCATCGTCTACACTCACGCCGACCCCAGATTGGTCGGCTCCAAATGGGTTGACCATTGGAACGACATGGAATGCATCATCGACTTCGAAGATGAGAACTGCATGAAACCATTTTCATTCACATTCAAGAACCTTAGAAACGGCGTCAGCAAAACCATTCAGGCAAGCAATCTCGCCATAGTGGAAGAAGTCATCCGATGACCGCCACTATCAGCATCACCGACAAGGGCAAGACCATCACCTACCACGCGCATCACATGCGCGACGTGATCGAACCAGTCAAACAGTACGGCATGTTCGGAGAACAATTGGACGCGAAGAAAAAGCTCCACACGCTCACTTTCTACACGGAGGACTAATAATGCGAGTCAACATCGACTGCACGCTAATCCTCCTACTGCTATCAGGCATGTTGGCACTGTTGAAAATCATGGGACAATTCCCATACTCATGGATATGGGTATGGGCACCAATCTGGATACCACTACTCGCATTGGCGGGTATCGTAATCATTCTCATAATCGCCTGGCTAATCGGTGTCATCGGCGTGCTCATTCTCGAAAAGTTCGGAGACTAATTGCAGATCAGCGTTAACACCAGTAACGGGGATGTGGCGTGCGTCATTGACACGACACAGGACGACATCATCAAGGAGGCACAATGAAAGTACTCGACTTCACCAAGGAAACAGACGAACTGGAAAACAAGCTGATAAAACTCGGATTCCATTATCAAAACACCGACAGGATGGAGTCAGATGGTCTGTACATCTCCTCACGACTGATAATCACATGGGCGAACTTCACGAATGGAGTGACCCTACAGATCATCCATACGTATGACAGATACGGCGACGAAACCAACGGATACCTCAAGATAACGGATAATTGCACGAACGCAAGCGTTAACATGTCGGTCGAAGAGTTCATGGAATTGGAACGGATCACGAACAGCCACGGCATCACATTCCCACGCCCGCAAATATCCAACGAAAACGGCTCCAACGAGAACTAGGAGGCCACGCGGAACAAGCAGATAATCACAGCGGACCATCTGAACGCCACGCACTTAGGCAAAAGAATCACCATCAACGGCAAGCATGGCACCGTCATGTCGGGCAAGCTGAAAAAAATCCGCGCCGACTACGCCATCATGCCCGATTTCGTGTCTTACGGCCCCTGCGAAGAATACATGCCTAAACCATTGAGGTACAGGCGAAACGTTCGCATCATCCTGCACTTGTCGAACCAAGTCAACGACGATATCAAAGCAACCGTACGCGAGGACACGGAACTACAGGTAGAAGACGAACACGTGGAGAGAGCAGCTTAGCTCGCATCATGGCACATGACAGGTAGACCATTTTCCTGATGTCGGCAAAATGGTCAACCTCGAAAAAGGAGACGCAATGAAATGGTTCACCAGCGACCTGCATTTCGCACACCCTTTCGTGGCTGCATTACGTGGTTACGCGCTACCCGGATACGCTCGCAACGAATCAATCAAACAACAGGCCGAACACGACGGCAGACAACTCAAGGATTGCGTTGACTGGCGGAAGCACGATGCCGACATCATACGAACGATAAACACATACGTCGGCCAGGAAGACGAACTCTACATCCTAGGAGACATCAGTTCCGGCAGCACGTGGAGCGTCGAACAGGCGATAATGCGCATCCAGAATCTACAGGTTCCACGCAACCGCAGACACTTGATCCTCGGCAACCACGAAATACACAGTTCCAGCCGCACGCTGGAAAAGTTGGCAAGCGTGTTCGGGGAAGTCGGAAGAGTCGGCATCACCGAAATCAGAGACGGGCGGGGCAACAATCCACACACGGTATTTTTAAGCCACTACCAATGGCGTGAAGACTTCACGCAAAGCAAACCCCTAGGCGCAGTCTCAACCAATTGGAACGCGCCGGAATTGGCCGAATACGCGCTACCACGCATGAACAACACGCTGCTCCTGCACGGACATACGCACGCGCATGACCCGCTTGAGTTCGGCAGGCATCATAATGAGATCAACGTCGGATTAGACGCATGGCATTTCGAGCCAGTCAACGAAGCCGAATTAGTAGCCAATTGGCTACACGCTGCGTCAAACGTAACTGAGTAGTCTACAATGGCATGATTATGCATTACATGGTAAACCCCCGCCTTCAGGCGGGGGAAGCCGTCAAGCGTCCTTCACACAGGTGAACGAGAGAATATCACCATCGGTCTCACATTCAGACGTGAGACGATAACCGTTCTCTTCAAGGACCTTCTTAATATCGGGCGTGAAATCATTCTTCTCCCAATCATCAGGATCAAGATTCAGATAATCCACCTCGTTCTCATCATCATCGAAATCGATAGGCTCATCGAAAATGCGAATATGAAAACACACGTCAGCACCATTGGACAACGGATATTTCAAAATCTCATTATTCGGCTCCATCAAATCAACGTATGCATTAAAATCAGTCATTTCAACCTCCATGATAAAAAATTGTCAATCCTTGTAGTATCGGTGTTTTAACGAGTGTTAGCCAAACGTTGGAAACCGGCTTCATCATCCTCGGGATACCGGAACCGCGCTTCGATGCCCTGCGCTTCAAGGATCGCGGCTATCTCCCTGCTGCGGGCATTGACGATGGCGTAATCGCCCTTGTCCCGACCGAACCGGTCGTAGTGTTCCTGCGAACGGTAATAGAGCAGGTCCACATGGCTGGGCGCGTGTCCTTGCGTTTCCGTCATCTCGTCCACCGCATCCAACGCGGCCTCGACCGCTTCGACATGCTGCGTGAGCATACTTTCCAACCATGCCTGCACGTCTGCCGGTGGTTCCGCCTCGCCGGGCTTCTCCCAACGTTTCACCGTCAACACGGCATTGCTGAACCGGTCGGCAAGCATCTTCTGGCTGATGCCGCATCGCTCCCTAGTCCCGCGGAACTGAGCCTTGGATAATGTCATATCATTCTCCTATCGAGATTGTCCTGCACTTCAGTGTCCCAAAATGTGTTATACTCGAAATGTCTTTAAGACATGCTCCCCACGCTAGTGGGGATGATCCCATAAACGATTTGGGATTCGTAGTGTTCCCCACATTGGTGGGGATTATGGCCGGTGCTTTTCACCGGCCTTTTTAATTACCTCCTCAGATGGAAGCGCCGTCACCGTCCTTTTCGGCGATTTTTGCCTTGAGCATGTCACGGATGCTCAGTTTCTTGCCGGAATCCTCCTTTTCCGCCAACTTCTCCGTGGCCTTGATCTCCTTTCTTGCCTCCCAGAAGTCGGCTCGGTCGAAGAACATGATTTTGACGTTGCGGCGTGCATTGATCCAGTCGTCCGCTTCGGTGATGTTGTCGGCAACCTTCAGCATGGCCTTCATGTCGAGCACGTCGTTTTTGTCGGCCGACCTCATGTCGGCCTTGGTCTTTTCGATGAATTCCTTGCGAATGTCGGTCGCCCATGCGACCTGTTTCTCGCTGCCATTGAGGTTGTTCATTTCAGTCTCCTTGAGTCTGTGGGGATGCTTTTATGCTCCCGTTTGTTGATTCCAATATGCGATGCGACGGTATCTTCTCACTCGATGTCGGCGGCGTCGATAAGGAACGCTGCGTAGCACCTGCCTTTACGATAGGAGTCGCTCACTTTGAGCGTCGCGTTCGGATAGTCCTTGCCCATGATCGCCAATGCCTCGCGCTTCGCGGCCTTGAAGCCGTCTCCACTGTGGTGTTCCATGCGGAGCGAGTGGCGATGATAATAGCCGTCATTGTCCACAGTGCTCCACTCAAGAGTAGCCATCTGCATGGGCTGTTCGGGGTCGAACTCGTCGGCGGTGTAATCAAATTCACGGGTAATCATTTCTTTCAGCTCCTTGAGTCTGTGGGGATGCCTAACGCCTCCCGTCTTGTAGTTACGAGTATATGATACCAATAGTATCATTTCAAGTTGGCGTGTCACCGACGATAAAACAAAACGCCCCGACCGAAGCCGAGGCGTCTTGCGACATCAAAACATGCCTGATATGCATTTTTCGATTCACACATATTGCACATAATTTCAATCCACGCGCTTCGGATTGAGCCGAAGGTATTTCAACCGGACACTCGCCATTCCGGTGCGACAAAATCATTGTATCACATTTTGCTCGGGTCAGGCGTGCGCCTCTTGAGGGCTTCGCGCATAACCGTCTCGGCAATGTCATCACGGTTCTCAATCCACCATGCCGCCGACGTTTTGTTGGTGATCGTGGAGGTGACGGCATTGCAGCCAGCGGCGAAAACGACCGACTGCTGGGCGGTGGCCTTGCCGGGGATGCATGCCACAAGTTTGCGTACCTGGTCGAGGATCTGGGCGATGCACTTGACGCGAATGTCCTCGGCCCATGCGACCTGCTTTGCGCTGCCTTCCAAGGTGCAGGTGGCATTGGAGAGGGCGTTGACGGCGTCTGCGGCGTCGTTGCCGAGCTTTTCGACGATCATGGCGGCTTCCTTGTTCTTGCGGGCTTCAGCCTCGGCGGCGCGTTCCTTCTTCCAGCATTCCGTGCAGGGGCGCTCTTGGAGCCATTCGATGCGGCGTTCGCGTTCGCTTGTCTTGCCGAAGAGTTCGATGCGTTCATCGTGTCCGCAGGTGTGGGTGATATCATAATGCGCCATTTTGTTTGTCCTTTCTTTTGCTGACATGATTGGTGCAAGCCCAGTTCGCAGGAATCCCGTGGTTTCAACCACGGAAGTGCCAAGAAGTTTGGGTGGGTTACGCCACTTCTATCCAACTGCATCGATCTGCTGCCGGAGTTCCTCTATCTCATTGGAAAGGATGGTGAGAAATTCCCGGTATTCGTCGAGTTCGACCGCCGCATCGATGGATTCGCCCCTCCAAATAGAATCGGCAGTCGCCGTCGTCGGTAAATGTCAGATCAGGAAAGTCGAACCATTGCCATTCGCAATCGTTCGGGTCGCCATGCCACCCGTTTTCGGTTTTGGTGAGTGTGTAGTGTTCCGTGCCTTTGTAGTTGCCGTTCATGGTGTACTCCTTTTTAGTCCATGTTTAAAAAGAAAAACGTTGAAAACAAAGGGCGTAGCACAATCGCCACGCCCCGAAACTAAACAACCGAAACCAAGTCAGCAGCCGAAAAACGTGAACCGTTCCACAAGCGCCTTACGTGCCTCATCGCTGAAAGTCACGAAATAATCATGACCACTCGACCTGCACTGCTCACGCGAAACCTTGACAACCCGCCAAAAACGCTTGCTGAAAACCATATCGAACTGAGTGCTCTCAGGAATACCGTGATACGCGCTCGGGAACGTCTGGGCATACAAGTCAACATGCACTTGCACGCCTTCAAGCGTCTTCTTCGGAATACCCAGCTTTTTTTCGACATGCGCGGCCGCCTCGTAAATGTCGTCCACGTCAATGGTACGAACGCGGCTACGCGACTGGATACGATCCAACGCCGCCTGAAGCGCCGCATTGTTCTTCTCGTTATCATTCAAAATAACCGGCTTGACAAGAGAAAAAGAATCACACATTTCAGATACTCTCTTTCCAGCCCCCTTGCTAAAATGAGAGGGCTTAGTTAGTTAGATGGTTAATGATTACTGAGCAATCGAGCCGGATAGCTGCAACTATCCGGCTCTACTCATTCGTGAGCGGGCATGGCCGTAAAGACGCATGCCCGCCCTAGCGGATCACTTAGAATCCGCCGAAGATTCAGATTCAGATTCAAGAAGTTTGCGCGGATTCTTGACATGCAACGCGTCACAAATACGAATCGCCTTATCAAGCGTCATATTCTCGATAGAATTGACACCATTCTCATAGGCTCCGATACGTTGTTGAGTAAGCCCTGCTTTGTCGGCGAGCTGTTGTTGCGTCATGCCGCGCTTCAGTCTGAGTTCCCTCATGCCCATTTCAGTATCCTTCCGTAAGAAAATCCACAGGGTCGCATTGCAACGCCTCAGACAATCGTAACGCCGTCCGCAAATACATTTGCGAAACAGGACGACCGTTCGTCTCAAAACGGGAGATGGCCGGACGTGCGATGCCGCTCAATCCGGCCAGCTCCACCTGCGTCAATCTGCGTGCCTTGCGAATGTTCTTCAATCCGACGACGCCAGCGGACACGCCGCCACGCCACACATGCTCATCGGGGTACAGGTCCAACACGTTGCAATGCAACGCCTGCGCCAGCTTCGCAGCCGTACCCAAATACATGTTCCGCGCCTCGTCCGCATGGTTCTCATACGCCCACAGGCGCGTGAAATCCACGCCCGTAAGCGAATCCAACTGCTGCAACGTCAAACCGTTACGCTCGCGCAGATCACGCAACCCCATGATGGCTCCTTCCAGACTTAAGGACACCATATCATCGGCGGCGAAGCCACGCCGCCGACGCTCAGTCAACCCAATCAGTATCCCAGTTCAGCATGTCCACTGGAATCATGCAGCCACCGGAACACTGGACGTACAGCCAGGTCGAATATCCCATGCGAGCAGCCCTCACGCCACGGAACCATTCGCCAAGCCACTCGCACAGGAGCGACGGCAACGAACGACGACGCCAAAACGACCTGCCGGACGCATAATCGAACCCATCGTATTCGGCGATAGGGGAGAAGAAGCCATGTTTGCTCACTGTTTTTCCTCCTTGGTCCAAGGGATAATCTGATGCAACAGGTACGCCGCCGTCGTCAACTGGTCGTAAGCGGCCAGCACGTAAGCCGAATCGGGAGCGTTCCCGCTCCCAAGATTCGACAGCAATCTGACGGCCTCCAACGACTTGCCGACCACATTCACACACACGTCGGAATCATGGGCGTCCATCACACATGCCCCTCGTCATCGGCTTGCGTCCAGAACACATAATCAAGGTCATATTCACGAGACTTCTCGAATTGTTCCCCAATCTCAATCGGCGTCAGACCAGAAAGCACTTCAGAAGTGAACTCACAATAATCATCGGAACGAGTATTGTCGTGCAGCATGAACACCTGCTCACACCATTCAGGGAACGCTGACCAGAACTTCCGCCACGAATCCTCGGAAACATATTTGGCGAAATCATTGACGCGATAGACACCCTCGTAAGGTTCAAACTCACGCTGGTAGAACGGTTGCAGACCCTCGTTTGCCATGCGTTCAATATCGCAAACGACAGCCTCGCCAATCGGTTCATCCAACGGCATGGCCTTCAACTCATCAACGGTAATCATCATTCTTTCCTTTCATTCAGCAGCAGAACTCGTCGGTGAGTTCCGCAAGATTCTTCATGCTCAGCCGCATGAGACGAGACCTCATGCCGACGCCATCGCGTTCCAGACGGTTCACCATGCGCCGCCGCGCCGTACCGCCATCCACGACCTCACAGGAGACAAGCACGCCACCGGACACGGCGGCATCATCGACCTCGGCCTTATACGCTTCGGCGTCAGACTGAGATCCGTGCCGCCGCATTTTGAGTGCGCCGCCAACATATTCCGCAGTCCATAGGCACGCCATGTCAGTCAACCTCACGCGCGTAATCGCGCAAGCATTGAGCCTTGCTATCGGCCTTAAGTCCAGCCTGCTTGAAGAACTCACGGATATGACGCCACGTCGTATTGGACAAGTCAGCCGGATGGCGATGAATCCAGAACACGCCCCCAACCTCACCCTTGGCAGTGAGATACAGGCTCACAATCGGCGTCTCATATGATGTCAAAGTCACGCCAACGCCGTAATCGTCAGTCACGAATGTGACATAAGCCTTGCCATAGAATGACTTGGCCGAATCATATTTAGGCCACAACTCAAACCTTTCGTTATCCAACAGCGGAAACGACATGATATACTTTCCTTTGCAATTAGAGGTGAATATTGATTGCATGGCCGGTCGCAGTCCTACCTGAGACCGGCACTTTCATATTTCCCTTGTGCCGCCCCACGACAGCACCTTGCTGCCGTCAACCAGCACATACGACTCGCCCATGCGATTGCCGACAGCATTGCCGCGCCACTCGCATATGCGCTCATAGCCGCCAGCCGTACTACCGTCTTCCATGCCGCACTGGGGGATATCCGACAGCGACGTGTAGCCAGCCAAGTCGGCCTGACCATAGTCAGCCGTCGCATACGTCTCACGCCACCAATTCCATTGCTGTTCAGGCGTCCCATGAGGGTCGGCCACCGGCACGGGATTGCACACCGGCGAACACGCCACGGCGAACGCCGCCACACCAGCAGCCAGCAGTCCAGCCAGCTTCACACCCTTACGCATTCCGCTTACCTCCCTTGGCGGTCTCGATATAACCAGGAAGCTTTTCCACGTCGAAATACATGTCGCCAGACACCGGGTTGGCATCATCCCGCCACGCCTCAAACACGGCATCACGGACAGCTCCGCCCAACATGGCGTCAGACACCTCGCCATCGAAGTAATCCCGCAGCCACGCGTCCTCACGCCGCTCGTAATCGGATTCATCCAACACCGGGTAGTAGCGCCCATCCTTGATAATCATGTCTATCGCATATTGAACGACGGCCTGATCCGACAGTCCGCCATACCCGTCCGTCAACTCAATCGCATAGCCGACACCGCAGAACGCACGCGACACATGACCGTAATCGGACAGCCACCGCACGGCAGTCTCAATATTGCTTTCATCCAGCGCGCTATCGAAGTACAGCAGCCGCGAAACCCGATACGTGTAATCGTTGAACACCGTGTCGGCCACGCGGATACCCCACACCCATTCCAGAATGTCCGGCAGCACGTCATCGAACGACGGCAGACCAGCGTAGCCGACACTGTCCCATGCGTCCCGCAGTTCCTCGTACAAGTCGGCATCCTCAGCCGTATCCTTGCGAATCTCATGCACATACATTTCTTTTTCCTCACTTTCAGATGGATAGGTTGATTTTCAGCGAGACAACGTAAGAAACAGGTCTGTATACCACAGCTCCAAGTCGAGAGCCTTAAGCGCCCTGCACGCGGCCACATAGTCGCCCGAATCCATGCATTCGACAAACTGCTGCGCATAGGCGCACGTCTCGGCGTCATCGGAAGACATGCATCCCAGCAAGTCGTCAAGGCCAGGCCATGCGCCCTCAGAATCATCGACAGTGCATTCCCCATGGCTGTACAGGTGCCACGTCATACCGTCGAGATTCCAGCAATCCGCCCCTTTGCCGTTCAGTATGTCGCCTAACGTCTCAGGCCAATCCATGAACTCGTAATCGGCAATGACACTCAGGCTTAGATTGTGCGCGTCATACAAGTCGGCCAGCCGTCCCCAGTCGGCTTCGGCGGAACCGTGGCTGTACGCGTCCCATATGCCCTTAATTTCGTCGGCCATATCCCTGTACCCGGACGGCGGCACCGGACTATCATTCCCACGCATGTACGCAAGAAGCTCAGGCGACGGCGCTGTGACAACGTCAAGACTGGAACCGTCCAAACCGCCCGGAAACTCAGCGCCATTGAATGAATACAACTCCAGCTCGCCGCCGCCCCGTTCGGACTCGCGCAAACCATGACGCCCCGCCATGACGTCGTAAAAATCATCAACGGAATTAAACCCAGACATGATTACCCACTTTCATAGAGAATGTTGATAGCCGCCATACGACGGCACAGTGCGCGGGTGAGGAATCGCACCCCACAAAACCCCGCTAAGCCGCGCCATAGCCCACAGAGGGCTACAAGTCAGAACGGCAACCGCCCATCATTGACGGCATCACGAACGGTGTGAATGACAGCTCTACCCGCCGCATAAAAATGGTCGGCTAGTATGGCATCCTCGCCCAGTCCATCAAGCGCCCCAGCGTCATGCATTCTGTAGAACAGGTCAACCGCCATCAGATCAACGGCCTTATGCGGCCACCTGTCGTAAAAATCACTGGTCTTGATAAAGGCCACATAATCCACCCATGAGTCATGCCATTTTCTGTCATTGCACAGCAATAGCAATACCTCATTGGCAACGTGGCTAGCTCCGCTCTCGATATCCTTGATATCCATTTCAGTCCTCGCTTTCAGAATCATCCAGCTCGATATCGTGCATACGCGCGATAAACTCGAAGTTCTCCCGCTGTTCGTCGCCGCTCAGGGCTTTGACCAATTCATTTAGAAAATCCTCGGCCCCCAGGGTTTCCAGCAGAACGTCATACATTTCATCGTTGGTCATTTCAATACTCCCTTTTTATTAGTTGGTTACATTAATTTTGATAGTGGTCGGCAATTTTCCTTTTAAGGTCAGCCAATGTGCGCGCCTCGATTTGCACACCACGTTTTCCGTCGTGCCATTCTTCGTTAAAAACGTAGCTCCCGCCCCAATCGGGCTTAAATTTCACCACGTCGCCCACACGTTTGCCGTCAACCGTCATGTACCGGCAATACCCGTCGTCAACGGTATTGCTGTATGCGCCCGGCAACGTGGTCAGGCTCCGAACTTTTACGATTTTGACAGTCATTTTTTAACCTCCGCTTGTTTGTTGGTTACATTTGTGTAGTCACTCATGTCATACAAGAGTGATACCAGATATATCGACGCGAGTTTGGTTGTCCCTCACATTCAACCGCGCCGCAATAGGATTATCGTTTGCCACGATGGAATCATATTCAAACTTTGCCGTCGCGCGGAAGCCGTGCCCGTTCGGCGAAATGCCGGATATGTTGACTCCAACGCCATCAGTGACCCTAATACGGTAGATTGTGATCTGCTTTTTCCTCTCGCCTTCGGGGAAGAACAATTCGTTATCGCATAAGCTCCTCACGTTGCCCTCAATCATGGTGAGCAATGCCGTGTAAGCATGACGCGCCGATTGGCTCATCTTATTCATGCCCTTGATTGTTATGCGCGCGTCCGGGCTGATGGCGATACCATCGCTATCCCTCTTATGTTTGGCGTTGATGTATTCCAACGTGTGGGCGATATCCACACATGCAATGAGATTGTTGGTTTCAATCATGATAAACCCCCTTAAGGTCTAGTGTTTGGTTTGGTTGATTACGTGCCACCATGAGGAATCGCACCCCATCAAGGTCTAAACGGTGGCGAGAGGGCGCAACCCTTGCGGATTACGCCCGTGAAGATTTGTTTTTTTGGCTAACACCACCCGCAAAGTGGCGCAGAGGCGCATACGCACCCCCTATAGACTTTTATTGTCCGCATAGTCCCCGAACTACGTTCGTGACCAACCGCCCATAAAGCAATTGACGGGGCGCTAGGTATGTCTACCCTCGTAACCCGTTATGCCGTGGTTTACAACCTATGCCGCCAACCATGCTCACGCATGGAAAACATAGGCATTGCCACCTATCTATCGGCCTATCCTCATTGGCGGTAGTCTCTCACACTACGCCAAACGTCGGCGGTACCCCCTTACGAGTTCTCGCGCTCAACATTGTCAATCAAGTTCACGTGCACTGCCTAGGCAAAACTGACACTGTCAGCCACGCCCACATAGTGGACATTATGCACACACCCCGAAAAACGCCGCCACCTAACCCCCTCCCAAAAAAAGGGGGTGAAGCTCAAACTACCGGCCTTCGGTAACACTCTTCATTTGTCAAACACTCGCAACGCTCACAGACTGGGCACTGCACCTCAGCACAGTGACCAACGTTCCACTCATGGCGGATTCGTAATACGCGCATTAACTGCGTACCACCTGACCGTCTCAGGTCAGGCTATGCGGTGCCTAGGCACCTAACCGCCACGGCTTCATCTGCCGGTTGCTACAGCCGGGTGCAAGTGGCGTGGTGTGGATACCGTGCCGATCTTGCTGGGCTGACTGCCTAACCGGTTGATAGCCATCACTATACACACCAATAATGGTGTAATCAAATCAAGAAAATAGACCACGGCGAAACGTTGAAACAGCGCCGTTCTATCGGCGTGTCGCAACATGGGTAGGGGGTAAATGAAATGAAAAAAGAGTTTGAGTAGCACAAGGAAAAATAAAGTCAAGCAAGATACCAAAATACGGACAAAAAATATTGAGCAAGATAGATATAAATAATAAGGAATACGACACAATGACGCGCATACGTACAACCTGTCTCTTATACACATCTCCGAGCCCACGAGACTAGCGCTCATCTCG